AGGATGATGTCCTGGAATATTCAAGGCTTCAAAGTTATGATAATCATCTTCCACTTCAGGCCCTGTCGCGACCATAAAACCTGCTTTGGTAAAGAACTGACAAATACGTTCTTGCACCTGAATCACAGGATGAATACTCCCTGTGTGTTGACCACGTCCTGGCAAGGTAATATCAATCGTTTCGCTCGCCAGTTTTTGTTGTAATGCAGCTTGTTGTAACGCATTTTGACGCTCAGTCAGTGCGTTATTCATCGCTTCACGAACAGCATGAATAGCAGCACCTTGAACCTTACGCTCCTCAGGGTCTTCAGCCTGTTTGTTGCGCTCAAGGCCGAACGCAAAGAAGGTCCAGAAGCCAATCGCTCGTGAACCCTTGAAGTGCCGAAGCTGGACGTGACCGCCTTCTTCATGACTCTTGCCTTCGGGCGTGGACAGGTGGCTGATGTAGTGGATGGTGCAGCCCAATTCTTGGCCCATGCTCGCAAGCTCAGCCATGATCTTCTCTAGGCTTTCGCGTTCATTCGAGGGATCGGCCAGCGCTGTCAGGTGATCGAGATAGATCAGCTTGCAGCCTTGCTGGATGACCATGGCTCTGATGACGATCTTGATGCGATCCCAATCAGCCACGCCGAACGAAGAGTAGATATTGACACGGCCAGTGTCGGCCAGCTTTCGGATCGCAGCCACACGCTCTTCGTCATTCCAAGAACCGTCAGGCACATGGAACGGCTTGCCGACCATCTTGCCAGCCAAGCGGTTCGCTGTCTCAGAGCGATGCTGTTCGAGGAAGATGATCCCGACTTGCTCTTGCAATTCGTTCACGTCGAACTCGATCTGCTGTGTCATGAGGTCGGTCTTGCCGATACCGGTTCCCGCGCCAAAGCCGATAAGCTCGCCAGCACGACGGCCAAAGGTCCACTTCGTCATAGAAGGGAAGCACCACGGGAGGCCGACTTCGACAGGCTTGATTGCCTCTTCGAAGATTTCGTCGAGAGTGAATACTCCGTCCGGTCGCCAGACTTTTGCTTCAAAGACCGCCGTCGTGATCGCATCGCTCATGCCCTCAACGTGGCATTCGGATGCATCCTTACGAGGAAGCGCTGCGATGAATGCTTTGCCGGGCGTCAGCAGCTGAGCGCATTCGTCGGCGGCTGCTCGTCCTGGGGCATCCATGTCAAACATGAAGATGACCTTGTCGTAGCCTTCGACGAACTCGATGTTCTGCTTAATGTCATCCTTGGCACCGTTAGCGCCCTTGGTGATGCTCACTACAGGCCAGCGATAACCCATGACCTGATAGACAGTCATGGCGTCTTCTTCGCCTTCGGTGATGATCAGCTGCTTGCCGCCGCCCTTAAAGATCGACTGCATGAACATTTCGTTCTTGCGGGTATCGCCCACGGCGTAGGTGTCGTCCTTGTCCTCAGGCTTGATCTTCTGGCCTGTGACCTGTCCCTTCTTGGTGACAGGAATGATGCGGACATACGTTCCGTCGAACTGCTTGCCGATCTTGTAGCCGACACGTCGGCACGTTTCTTCGGAAAGCTTTCGGCTTTTCAGGGCAGCGAACTGGCCGACTAGAAGTTCCTTGTTGACCGGCTTTGCGCTGGCACTGGACGAAGCCTGACCGTCACCCTTTTGTGTGGTTCCACATGCAAAGCAGTGTGTGTGGCCATCGGAGTACAGGCTATTGGCGTCGGACGATCCACACTTCTCGCACGGGATATGCTCGATAAATTCACTGGTACTCTCTTCCATCAAGCCGCCTGTAGGAAGACGAGCGTGTCACGCGCAGCGGAGCAAGTGTCAACCGTGGTGACGGTCTTCAGGTCCATTTGGTTTTCCAGTGCGTAGTGTGCTGTTACCAATGGACGGCTCATATCGAAGCCAGCTTTGCGGAGATATTGACGCATACGCGATGTGCCTACATGCGAGACGTGCATTGTTTCACGACGCATTTGATTTCCTTTCCGGTTGTCGGAGCCGGGCATAGCCCGTGGAGACCATCGCTCCTGTTCGGAGGATGTCATCGACGGCCAAGGCCAAAGCGACGAGAGGGTCGCCTGAGCCATGCCGTAGGTACTGCTTGAAGAGTGTGTCAGCTGCCGGTGCCAAAAGTCACCGATGCTTCGTCTGTGTATTGCTGGATGAACGGACGCGGCACGATCAGACGCCAGCCGTCGTACCGCTTGCTGATGCGGTCCCAACGCTGCATCGAGCGGTCGAATTGTTCCTTCGTATCCGCACGAATGAGGGTGAAGGTATAGTTAGCCATGTCGTCGAAGAACGCGCTGGTCGTGTGATAGTCCCTGCCGTCCCATGCGATCTGACAAGCGCCGAAGTCGAACTTGTTGAGACGGCCAAGCGGCTCGTGACCCTCAGCCATCCATATGACGTTGACGTCAGGCTGGCCTTTCCGGCTGAACTGAATGCTCTGCTCAACGGTCCCATCGGACCCCTTCATGAAGTGGTGCGAGCAGCGAGCCGAAATGTCCGACCAGCCGCAAGCGTCGAGTGCTTCAGCGACTTCGCCTTCAGGCGTTCCGAACGGAATGAAGAAGTCGAGGTCTTTGATCTGTTCGAGCGGAATGCCAGCGTTCAGATCACGCAGAGCGCCACCCGCAAGGATGGCTTTGAACTCTGACGTGAGGAGGAGTGATACGCCGAGCATGGGAGGGGAGAAGAGATTGACGCCCTTCATGGATCACACAGCCAGCGAGTAGCGGACGTAAGCGCGGCCAGTTTCATCGACCTTCCGGTCGCGGTTGATCTGGATGCCAGCGGCTTCAAGGTCGGAGATACGGCGGGGAAGGGCAGCGATGCGATGCAGAAGCATGGCTTCAAGCTGGCTGACGCCCTTGTCTTTGCGCTGCTTCAGGTGGCGGTAGAGGGTGCGGCACTGCGGCGTCAGGTGATTGACGTTGATCTGAGTTTTCATTTGGCGTTCGGGACAGCACGATCTGAAGCCTTCGTCTTGGAGCTTCCTGTAGTCTGCGTCAGGATCGCGACATATCCGCATACAGCCGGAGCATTGGAATGCGGTCATAGGTTTCCTGTGCGGCAAGCCTTGGCTTCCTTGTGCAAACGGAAGAGCGCGTTGCCGAGCGGTAGGAGTTCAGGACGCCCGGCCATGGTGTCAGCGAACTGCTGAAGCTGCGCGGATGTCAGCGGCGTCGGGCAGATATCTTTCAGCGTGTCACGGGTTGCGACCGGCTTCGTCACGCATCCGCTTAACAAGATCGTCAATGCTATCGCTGTCGCGAATTTGCGAACGCGCATCTGCGGTTTCCTTTACGATGGCTTGGGTGTCAGCGACGGTCTCAGCAGCAGCGTCGGCCTTGAGCCGTGCGTCCCTCTCAAGTCTTTCTAAGAGGGACTGCACGAGCTTCACGACCACCGACACGAGGAACGTGAGGATGGTCTTCATGCTTACTTGCCGATGGCAGTAAGGGCAGCTTCGACGCGAGCGACGAACTCGTCGTCCTTGGTCGTGGATGTCCGCTTGGCGATCTTGCCAGCGAACACGTCGGCAGCAGTCAGGACGGCAACGATGCCTTCCCAATTGGTCGTCACGAAATTGATTGCTTCATTCATGATGTTCTCTTTCTTGAGAGTGAGAGTTTATGCGCAGCGAACTGCGAAGAAGATGGAGACGATGATGGCGGCGGCGGTCAGGAAATCGAGCATTGATCGTACGGTCCGATGCTGTGCTTGTTGAGATACGCCACACCAAAGAGGGCAGCTAGAACGACAGCCGATGCGTAGATGACGAGGACCATCCAGAAGTAGGACCACATCATGCGAGCGCCTTCATGTAGACGTCGTAATGCCCGGCGATCTTCACGGCCTTGTCGGTTCCGTTGATGATGCGACGTGCGTTCACCTTCTGGAAAACGCCCTTGACCATGTAGTCTCTGAGCTTCTTTCCGGTGAACCAGCCGCCAAGCATACCGCTGAACATGATCTGAGCAGCGATGCGCGGGTCAGGGGCGAGGTCTGGATTGCCGCGAAGGTCGATGCCGAGTTGATTTCCGGCGAAGACGTAGTTGCGATGTCCGGTAAGCTGGACGTACCCGCGTCCTCGAAGAAGGTATCCATCACCATCAAGCGCGGTCGTGTTCCCGAGAGCTTTGGCGAGCTTTCCGATATCATACTTTTCGAAGTAGGATTTCGGGCCATACTCCACGATAGGCTGCATGGTGGCGGCGGTTTCGTGGAACGCAGTAGCGAGAGCATAAGCAAGATATGCTTTTGGTAGGTCATCATGCTTCTGCTCCCACACGTCGAGGATGAAATTGTAACCGGCGACCTGTGAAGTCTTCAGGCTACCGTGAAGGGGAGTGCGGATGACGTTGAAGAATTGCTTTCGGTTGATCATCACATGCGCTTCCTTGATTCCCAAGGACCGCGAAGCGATGCCTTCCAGCGGCGCGTGTATTCCCATCGAATGGCAACGATAGCGCCAGCAATGCCAGCACATGCCATGCCAAGGATAAGAAGCGAGACCATGATCACGTAGACCACAGGCATTGCGAGCCAGTAGACGATACGGCGCAGGTACTTGTTCTTGATGTTTGAGATTTTCAAAGCTGTGGCTTTCCTTCAGCACGGCGAATGGCTTCCCATCGCTCTTCGCTGTAGGGTTCGTTTAGCCACGCCATAGGCGGCACCTTGTCCACGAACGAAAAGCCGTGCGTCTCACACCACTTGGCGTAGGTCACACAGTTGTCGCGTCGGGACTTGGTTCCGTCAGGGTTTTTCTTGAAGACGGCTGTCAGGGTGGATGCAGATCGCGAGAACACGAACCTGATGTCGAGTTCTGGATGCTGCTGCTTGAGGAGAATGTGATGCTGTCGATCCTCAGCATCGAAGAGACCCTTGGTCTCAAGGATGATGCCGTTGGCCAGCACGAAGTCTGGCTTGTAGGATGCGACACGAGCGGGCACGACGTAGAAGAGCTTGTGCTTCTCGTACTCATACTCGACGCCCGCCCCATCTAAGAGGCGAGCATTCGCTGTCTCAAGGCTTGACCTGAAACCGTCCCGTTGCACGGGTTTACGGTTCTTGATCGCCATGGCTTAGAACGGAATGTCGTCCGTATCGAAGCCTTCAGCCGGTGCCTTGTAGCCGTTGTCGCCATCGGTCGAAGAGAAGTCTTCGCTGCCATTGGCTTCGGCCTGATAGCCGTCTTCATCGCCGTCGAAGCCGTAGTAGGAAGCATCAGCCTCACCCTTCGGAGCAAGCTTCAGAACCTGAACAGCCTTCGGGCGCAGCGTTACGCCATAGCCGAGAGCGGCGGTCGCCCAAGGGAACAGCGTGTAGCTGATCTTGACTTCGGCACCATTGCGAAGCTCGACGTCGATCAGCTTCGGAGGTAGGGAACTGTCGAACTGCTTCGGCTTGTTCGAGTAGCGTTCGCCGGTCTTGCGGTCCACGCCACCTTCGCTGATCTTGAAGTTGACGTCAAAGTAAGGAAGCTCGTTGCCGTCCTTGTCGAGAGCGCGGGTATACGGAACCACGAGACCCTTGTTCTTGGCCTTCGTGCGGTTGACCGGCGACAGCGGCTGGCCTTCCTGATCGGTAGCATTGTCGAGCGCGGCTTCAGCCTGTTCGTCGAGGAATGCTTTCCAGCCGGAGTTCGTGAACTCGACTTCGCCAACTCGTAGCTTCGTCCGGTAGTCAGGCAGATTGCCCGGCTTCGTGAACTTGCTGTC